ATGAAAAAAACACTACTTGGGTGCCTGCTACTGACACTGTCCGGCAGCTGCTTTGCCGCCCCACAGATTATCACCGTTAGCCGCCTGGAATACGGCAAAGCCTGGGCATTTACCCGCGAAGAGGTGATGCTGCAGTGCCGACCGGGCAATGCACTGTTTGTTATCAATGACAGCACGCTGGCCCAGTATCCACTTAATGACGTTGCTATTGAACAGGTTAAAGAGGGTAAGGCAAGCGCACAACCGCTCAGCATTATACAACTCGACGACCCGCAGAACGCCGGACATAAAATGAGCCTGGCACCCTTTATCGAACGTGCCAGTAAGCTTTGCTAACCGAACGGCACAGAGGCTGACTGCCGTTAGCCTCTGAAAACCCCACCCTAAAATCCCCGTTTTGCACTTGATTTATTTTGTTAAATAAATGTTTTGAGAATGTTGTCACAAAAAGCAACTAATTCCCTCAAGTTATTATCACCAGGCTGTCAATTGGCTGGAAAACAGACAAAGCTCGACTATTCTTGAAAGGTAAGGCTTAACCGCCTGCATCAATGCCAACTTTTAGCGCACGGCTCTCTCCCAAGAGCCCTTTCCCTGGACCGAATATAGGAATCGTATTCGGTCTTTTTTTTAACTGTTGTTTTATAAGGATTATTTTCTGTTTTTCCGAAAGCGTCCGAAATTTGTCCGAAATATGATATTCGGTCTTTTACAGCATCACGTATTCTTTTCCCCTTGTATCAAGGTACTTATTCGTCATCTTCTCAGATTTATGCCCAAGTAATTTCCTCGCAAACTCCTTTCCTTTTTCCTTCTCATACAGGCGGCCAGCTAAACTTCGGATCTCGTGAAATGTTGGTGGGCTTTCCTCAAAATTAATGCCCGTATCCTTTCTTGCAGCAACAAATTTTTTGGTTAGGCTATCAGGATGTAGTGATCCATCTGAGCTGTTTTTCCGGATGCCTGAACTGACCAGAAAATCAGTATTACTGGCAATACGGCAGCATTCAATCACGGCCCCTAAAGTTAGCCCAATGGCTTTAAGCTCAAGTTCTAGGGGTATTGAAAGCATATAATCAGTTTTCCCCTGGTTGATTAGCAGCCTTCCATCTTGAATATGCTCGAATCGTAGATCAGCTATATCCTCTCGCCGTTGCCCGGTAACCAGTGCAAGATCCATGGCCAGTCCAAACCAAGCTGGTTGCGCGGCGGCGGCCTTGCGAATTGCAATATACTGTTCTAATTCCAACCTCTCGCGCTTAACCACCGGTTTTGCTGCTCGCGTTGGGGTTACAGGATTCGCTGCGAGATGCCCCTCAACAATAGCTTCCCTGAAAACATCCGATAGAACAGATCTCATTGTTGCCGCCATTGTCTTTTTATCCTGGACGACCCATGTTTCAAGAAAATCAGCAATATGACGAGTCGTTATTTTGCTTAGTGTTAAATGGCCCATTTTTTCCTGAATGGTGGCGATCTGGCCTTTACGAACTTTATATGTGTTTTCTGCCAATTCACGTCGCTTAAAGATCACATCATAGCGGTCAAGCCAAGAGGATAGGGTGTACTCATTCGTGCCTTTGAGCTTATCAAGCAATTGAATCGGTGAGTAATTCTGCTCGATGTAGTGGTTTGCCTCGATTGCCTGAGCAATTGCATCCCTGCGGGAAATTAAACCTAGCGTAAACTCCTTTCCTGTCAGAGGATTACGCCAGTAATAAGTTTTTCTTGATTTACGATAGGTGAGGTTTTTGGGTAAATTCGCATCATACCTGACGGGACGCCGTGTCATTTATCACCTTCTGCATGAATGCATTTTTTGCTGGCTCTGCGCTCTGCGACTCTTTTATTTTCTTACCGACGTGAATATCGGTTGGGTTTAGATAAATCGCATCTGGCCTCACACGATACTGTCGTCCGTGTTTTTCAGCTGCCGGATAAATTTTCCCAGCTCTCGCCCAGCGCTGAAGAGTTTGAAGAGTAGGTTTATGCGCTTTGTATTTAAGATCACACCATTCTTCTAAAGTCAGTAATTTCATTGGTCATACCTCATAAGCATGACCGGTCAGCATAATAGCTCACTAACCGGCCAATTTTTGATTCAACAAAATCAGTTAACGAACCGCTAATGAACGAGGACCCGTTTCAAGATGAGCGCCTTTTATCTCGGTACCGGCCAGCAAGGCTTTTTTCAGCTCATCGCTTTTCACTTTGTTTACGATTTGGGTAAACGACTCTACAAAGTCGTCAGGTAGCAACTCCTCATCGTCAACAATCAGGCGCTGTGATCCTTTACGCGCACTGAATGTGTTTGTGGCCGTTTTAACGCTATCGCTACCGGCTGTGATCATGCAGTCGAGGATATATTTCTTGAGCAACTCAGCCTGGTTGTTCCACATCTTCTTGCGTTCTGCGAGGCGCTTGGCTTCCGCGTCGCATTTTTCTACATTGCCCAGAAAGTCACGAACCACGGCCATTGTCGCGTCAAGCTTGTCCCCCAGCATACCTTCCAGCCCTTCAAGGGTATCGGCGATCATTTCTGGGGTCAGCTCGCCGTTTTCTGCGAGCGCCTGAAGTTTTTGCATCTCGATAGCTAAATCAATGGTGCGAGTGCTCATACTTTTTCCCCTTCAAATCTTGCCAGACATTCATTTTTGATTTCATCCAGGCGACGCAGGCGTGTTTCGAGATAACGTGCGTGCTCGGTGTCGTTAACGGCTTTGGCATTTTTGAGGTGAACCCCAATAGTGCGGTTAAGCGATGAAGCGATTTTGGTCACTTCATTGGAAGTAACAGCGGTGCGCATTGTTTCCGTGTTTTGCGCAAATTTATCATCCAGTTCTTTGCGCAGGCGTACCGTATCCTCAGCCTTATCACTGGCGTTTTTAATGCTGTGTTCAATCGCGTTATCGGCGAGATACTCAGGCATGTCATGCCAGCCGAGCCAGATGTCGGCAGAGAAGCCGAGCATAGACAGTGCTTTTTTAATGGCATCTGTCAGGCTTTTTTTATGGGTTTCGCCGTCGGTAGTAATCCCTCGTTTTGACTTGTATAGATAGGGCGTTGAGCCGTAGGCTTCAAGCTCACCACGCACATCGCCATCTACCACGTACCAGAACTTGATGCGCAGAACGTGGTTCTTTTCGTACAGCAGGGTACCGTCTGCATCACGTAGCAAAATGCTCCGTATGAATTTATTGTTCTCATAAATAGATTCGGAAAGAGGTGCACCATTTAGCATGCGATCTTCGACAATCTCGTAGCCCCAACCGGCACCGACCGGCCCGAAAATCTCCGTTGCACGCATGAACATGTATTCAGCGTTGATGCTGGTACCGGCAAAGCCAACCCCTTCTAGAGGCTTGGTATAACGCGGGTCAGTGCTTTGGACTTTCTTCCATATGTGCAGATTTTCCAGTTCTGCTGCTGATTTTTCCGATAACCCCTTTTCGAGAGCTGCAGCCCGCTGTTTAAAATCATCCTGTGCGGGTGCCTGCTCTACAGCCTCGCCATGCGATACAGCAACGGTCTGGCTTGCTTCGGGTTTTTTATCATCCGCTGTGGGTTTGTTGATGCCAACTTCTGTTTTTTCTCCCTCATTTGAGGCATTTTTTTCCAAACCAGATATAGAGAATTTACCGCCTCCAAGGTTTTCCACCTGCACCTCTTCTTGCTGATAATGGGGTAGGGACGGGTGACCAGACAGAACGCTGCTGAGATATGCCCTGCGCGCGTCGGTGTCGTTGATTAACTTCAAATCTCGATAGCCCTTTTCCAGAAGTGTGAAAAGCTCGCCCCGCGGGATGTTGAGAATGTCTGGTATCATGCGCAGAGAATTTACCCAAGCGCGCCAGGCTGTATCCCGGTTATCTCTGATCACCTTTGCATTCTTAACGTCAGCAGCTTTTGCCTGGTCTGGATTAACGCCCATGATAGCCAGTGCCACTTCCACTTCGAACGATTCATATGTGCGCGCCGGGCCGCTAGATTCGCGCTCAGAAGGCTTATTCACCCACTTGATAGCAAACTTTTCGGCCTCGTCTGCACTGTCGCAGGGCGGAGTTTGAGCACGAAGCGCATCGATCATCATTTCAACTGATGCTGGCAACATTGCCTTTACGGCAGGTACTCGCTGAAAGCCATCAATAATGGCTCGGATCTCAGGGTCTGCGTCATCGTCAATAGCGATATCGCAGGCATTTGATAAGTGCTCCTGGTCGATTTCATCGGGCTTAGAGCCATACATCGCGATATAGCTGATGCGCTCCGATATGGGTAAATCAAATATAACTTTCATGCTGGCCAGCGGGTCAAGATCGTCAGAGGTATCCGCATGCTTAATAGCGATGAAGTTTTTCGTTTCCCTGTCCCACTCATAGTTTTTTATCCATTCCTCGCTGAAAGCATCAACAGGCGGGCGGCCGACGCCGCCAGGGATTGACTCTGCGATCTTTGGTTTAAGATAACGGCCGGCCATATCGGGGAAATCTTCCTCGATCATCATGTCCAGCTTCATAACCGCGAGTTTTTCAGACTTTGCTTCGATAGTAATCGAAGTCGGGATCTCTCCTTTTGCCGCCGCAGCAGCGGTCGGATATAAAGCACAAATAAATTGCGTCATTGGTCACACCTCGTTATTTAGTTTTGCTTGCTAATAAAGACTGTATTTTTCCGGAAATATATTTTTCGCTCTCTGATGTCTCCGCAAGTAATCGGATTTTTGCTTTTTCCAGACCCGCTATTTCCGATTTTAAAAAATCAGTTTGTTTAATTTCAAAAGTAACTTCCTGAGTGCCGATTAAAATATAATCTGGTTTGATGCTGGATATGTCTGATTCAAATACGGATATTATGTATTCGTCAATCCATTCATATTTAGTCGCGAATATGAAGAATTTTTTTGTTACGGAGCCGGGTAGTTTAGTTTGCATTGCCGCCTCGTTAAAAATATACTTAGCGCGAGTCTGGCCGAAAGGTCATTGCTCATACCTCGTAAGGTCGGTTTGGTCACCGACCTGCCGCCACCGGGGCGTTAAGCCGGTAGAACTGCCCGCCAAGCGCGGGCTTTTTTACGTCTTGAGTTGCCCGTTACGCCGGGCCAGCGGGTCAACGCTCATACCTCGTCAGGCTTTCGCCCACCGCAAAGATTTACCGCGACATCATTGCCATTAAGGCCATAACCAGAAGAGAACGCGGAATGCGCTCACGACGCTCGGTACGCTGGTGGATATTGTGGTGATGGAGCCAGGCAGCCTCAACGGCGTGATGATCACAGCAGAAGTCGCCGAGATTTTTTCCATCCGGGGTGACGATTGCGGATTTATCAACAGCAGTGGATTCTTTTAAATAGCCAATTACAACGCCGTGTTCTTTCAGTTGATGAATACCTTCGTGCAAAACATTACTTTTAATTTCCGTTTCAATGGTCATGGTCATACCTCGTTATTTAGTTTTGATGTTTACTGCAATTAACGCTGTGGCTCCCGGCGCTTATCTCCGGATGTCGCCGCTTCAACGCATACCAGCTCTTTGGTGAACCACAATCAAAAAGAGCGGTCATCTCCCACTACTGGCAACCCTCTTCGGGTGTCGGACTCTGTTGCCGGGTAAGATTCGGTTTTGCATGCCCGCGCTCTTTGATTGTGATTTTCCGTAATCAGGTGCCGCTATTTACCGGCTGTCAGAACTGTTTCCCCGCGGCTGCTGTGCCGTCGATGGATGTAATTTAGGAAATCCTAACAAATACGTCAAGTGATAAAATTTAGGAATAGCTAAATAAAATGACAAAAAAAAGCCAATGCATTGAATGCAAAGGCTAAATTTTTATTGGAAATTTTTTTTAGGAAAACTAATTATTCTAAGTTTTTTTTCGAGTTCCTACTCTTCTTTTTAACAATTCCTCTAAAAGCCGGTTGTAGCTGTCTATTTTTTCTCTTAAAGAGTCTAAAAACGGTGATTTTTCACTTTCCGGGAGCGCAGCAAATAAATCCAGTAATTCCTCTTCTCTTTCATCAAGTCGACGCGGCAGATCACTAACAACGCCAGGCTCTAAATCTTCATCACCTAACAATACCCATGTAGGGCTGCATTGAAGAGCATCACTAAGTGCGAAAAGATTCTTGCCGGATGGGGCTGTGTCATCCCTTTCCCATTGAGAGATCGTTACATGAGCTACGCCAACAGCTTTACCCAACTCGCGCTGGGTTAGGTTCAATGCCTTACGGCGCTCTCTAATTCGAAATCCGGCAGTATTCATATTAGGAAATACTAAATCCATTTGACTAAAGTTATGCTAAATCGTAGAGTTTAGGTATTCCTAAATTCACGAGGTCAAATATGTACAAAAATGATGCAATAAAATTTTTCGGTAACAGGGTCAAGCTTGCCCTTGCTGCTGGAGTGAAGCCACCTTCTGTTTCTACTTGGGGTGATCTGGTACCTGAAAAACGTGCAGTGCGCCTTGAGAAAGCCTCGAAGGGAGCACTTGTCTACAACCCTGACTTGTACATCAAGTCTACAACCACCAAAGAATGAGTCCTGATTTATGGAAATCAAACATAACCACATCCGTGATGCGCTGCGTAACTGGGCAAATGAGGTTTCCCAGAGACAGGTTGCCATCAAAATAACCGAGGCTTACATGCAGCTCGGCCTGCAGCACCCAGTTCTTCAATGCGTTGAATATGAAGACGGAACCGTTGACTACGCTGCGCTGCACAACAACAAGCAGCAGATATTCCGCTGGTTAGATGGTGAGAGCCAGCGCGCATTACAAAACATCCAGCATCTACTCCCGGCGATCCTTGCAGCTTTGCCTGCTGAGCTTCGCGCCAGCCTGGCAGCGGGCAATTCTGTCGAGTACCTGGCCACTCAGGCGATGAAGGCCAATCAGAAGATGATCAGCTCAATCTTACTTCGTGCGCCACTCTCGGACTTTGATTCGGACTGCGCTGAATGGGAGAGGGTTTACGCATCTTTGCAGCAGAGAGTTCGCGGATTACTGCATTAAAAACGAGGTATGACCAATGGCCAATTTCACACAAGAACAGATTGAAAAGCAGATCACTGATGCACTGGTTCGAAACGGCACTCCCCGTGATGTTGCTCGTTCTGCTGCGCTGCAGGGCGCAAGAAACTACGCACCCGGCCAGAGTATCGCCGAGTGTATTGACCAGGCAAAGAAGGCGCTTAAAACCATTAAACGTATGCCCGGCAAACCATCCAAGCCCCGCGCGGGGTCGAGACGATGAAAAAGCTAAGGTGCATCAACCGGCAATTTTTTTACGGAGAGATACCGGTTACCAAGCCATTTGCGCGTGTGCTTGTTCGGCAGATCTCGAAGCACCAAGAAGAGGTTCAACTTGTTCGACAACGTCGCGCTTTCAAAATTATTGCTGAACAGCAGGGCTGGTAATCATGGCGAGTAGCTGGATAAAAATCGAAGTCATTACACCGGACAAACCGGAGATTTTCCAGCTGGCTGAGATTCTCAACATCGACCCCGACGCAGTACTGGGAAAGATGATTCGTGTATGGGCGTGGGCTGACCAACAAACGATAGACGGTAACGCAAAGTGTAACGCTGCTGGCGTTACAAAAAGTGTGCTTGATCGCGTCACCTGTGCTTCAGGTTTTGCGACTGCGTTAATTCAGGTTGGTTGGTTAGCAGAGGAAGACGGTCGGCTGTATTTCCCAAATCATCAACGACATAACGGAGAAACATCGAAAAAACGGGCACTTACAAATAGCCGCGTTACAAAAATGCGGGAATCGAAACGCAATGGTAACGCAGAAAGTAACGCTGGTAGCGTTACAGGTGCGTATCAAAAACCGTTACCAGAGGAAGAGTTAGAAGAAGAAGTAAAAGATAAACCCTCTCTCTCTGGCGAGCATGGCGATTCACTTGCCGCTGAGGAAAAACCGATCGGAAAATTTGAGATGTTTGATGGATGGAGACCATCCCCTGACTTCAAACGCCAGGCCGCGTTGTGGGGACGGATGCTGGACGGTCCAGAGCCGGGATACAGCGAAACGGAACTGGCCAGTTTCATCGCCTTTTGGCATGCCGAAGGCAAAGCGTTCCACTCGACGCAGTGGGAGCAAAAGTTTGCTGACAGCGTAGTGCATGAACAGCGCGCGGCGGCCAATAAAAAACCAACGGGAGGTTCAAATGCAAAACAAGTCACAGCTTCAGCTCCTTCCAGCGCCTGGCAGCAGGTCAGGGATGCCCGAAACGCCGACAGAGCAAAGCAAGGCTTGGCTCCTCTGGGAGACGATGGCGCAGATCTTTACGAACCGCTGGGTGAGCAAGAACGGCGTAGCGCCCTCGACGGCCTGGATAGCGCTGATTTCGAAGTGCTCGGATGAACACCTGGCGTTTATTGCAAAGCGCTGTATGGACCGCTGCGCTGAGGGTAATCACTGGCCGCCGGACCTCGCCGAATTTACCGCCATCGCCGGGGAATACTCTGCAAACCCATTAGGCCTGCAAGTTTCCGATGTGATGGACGAGTACTGGCGTTATGCAAAGGATTGTTGGAAATACGATTGCGCGGAAAAATTCCCCTGGCGCCACCCGGTTTTGTATCAGATTTGCCCGGAGCTGCGCAGAGATGGCGCCCGGAGAAATTTGCCACACAAGGAGCTTGAGGCGCTGGCCAAACGCATGCTGGACAAGTGGATTAAACATGTATCGATGGGGCAATCAGTACCGCCCATCAGAAAAAAAATCGCAGCTCCTGCCCGGCATGAAGGCTTGACGCCAGCGCAGCAGATGCTTGCAGGACAACGTTACGTAAAATAAGCGAGGTATGACCAATGGCAATAGAAATCAATAGCTTGATTCATGAAGTACGCAATGTCTGTGACGATGGTTGTGATCACACGGCAAAAATCATCGACGGTTGGAACTGTGCTGCGCGGGCGCGTAGCCGAGCACCGGCCACTCCCCCAGTAAGACCAATTCCGGTTACTGAGGCAGCCAAGGCTTGTGGCGCTGTAGTAAAAATCGGTAATCGGCCCGCTTACGGGAAGAAAGTGATTATGGGCATCTACCGCCTACACCTATCGGGCAAATCAAATGCTGCGATCGCCGCTGCACTGAAAATGTCGGAAGAAAAAGTTCATCACTTGCTGGCCCGGAAAACTGCGCGCTGTAAGGACATTTACATGCAGTGCGCAGCACAGCCATTGCCCACGGAATCGGAAATTATGCGCAGCCTGGCTGCCGAATCAAAAGCCTGATCGAGGTATGACCAATGACCAAATTAACTTCTGCACAGCTTGTGAAAGTAATGCTTGGAAAAAGAATGAATTACATGCAAATCGTCGAAGAAGCAGCAGCGCAATTCCCTGACTGCGAGATCAACATTGCATCAATCCAAACGTCTGTTCGTTCGATGATACTTTCGCCGCACGTTGATATTGAACGCTTTAACGGTCGAAAAGTGAGTTACGAGTTGAAGCGTGTAGACGAGAAATTCTTGCGAATTTCAGCAACTCGAAGCCGGATGCCGAAAAATGGGTCTGGGCTTAAACGAGTGGGTTTTGATCCGAAAGAATTGGAGTGTTGCGAGTTGGCCACCCGATTTAATCAACTGCTGATGCCTGTTCGCCAGCGTTACACGCGCGAGGGACATCAAGCATGAGCCAGTCAATTATCGAAAAACTGCAGGCTGATAATCTGGCGCTGACTGCGGAGAATGCGGCGCTGAAGGCGCGGACACCTGTTGCTTATTCTTATCGATATGCGGGATGCCAAACCTGTGAGGGTTTTCAAGATTGGCGATGGGAGTTGTCCACAGAAAGACCGCCAGTGTGGATGCTTGATACAGGGAAGGTCACGCACTTGGTTGAGCTATTCGAATGTCATGAAATACCAGCCACCGACGCCGCCATAACTGAGCTTTACGCCTGCGGCGTTGACCTCTTCGCCGAACGCTGCATGAAGATGGCCGACGGCGCAGAACAGCTGCAGTACCCAACAACTGGCGCGAGGTGGCGGGTATCAGCCAGCGCGGCCAAAGAATTCGCTGCCAATCTGCGTGCGGGCATCAAGTAATGAGCGGCGCGGCATATTGGGACGGCAGGCAGGTGACCTGCAAATGCCCGGCTTACGAATTCCCGCATCGTTTTACGGGTGGCCGGTGCAATGGCTATCACATGGCGAAAAACTGTTTCGAAAACCGGCTAAATTGCCAGCACTGCAACTGCTTTCATGCTGGCGGCTGTGACGTTGTGAACGAGACTGAAAGCCCGGCAGAGTGCCTGTATGTGCTGGATTTCTGCGCCGACTATCAAATCAATTTGCCGAGGTAAATCATGAAAAATAAGTCAATTCATGCCCGTTTTATCCGCCGCTGGGCTGTTCGCTTCAAGCCTTTTTGCGATTCGAAGAAGTCACTGGTTTGGCGAAAGCATCACCTCAAAGGGTACCTCCGCGATACGGCTTTAGTGTCTGCCGACAGCTGGTTGAATTCAATGGCAGAGGAAATCGCGATCGAGGAATGGAAAGGGATGGGTAAAGAGTATTGGACGCCTGAGTTTCATTACTGGTACGAGCCTATCAGACACACCTTTTTGTGTCGGGCTTTGGTCGCCGCCCAGGCGCTTACTGTCGATGTTATCGATGAATGCATCGATGAAGAAATCTCTTGCTGGAATGACTAACTATGAACTTTGAGTATGTAAACCAGCATTATGGCGTCAATGCCTGCATGGGTCGGCGCGTAACCGCCTATGGCAAGCCCGGCGTTATCGTCAAGGATATGGGCCACCATATCGGCATAGTTCTCGATAGCGATCCTGACAGCAGCCCAAGGCCATACCACCCTATTGACGGTATCACCTACGGCGAAGTTGCACGCTATACCCCGCCGAAGGTCAGCCGGTCAAAAGCTCGATATCAGGAATATTTACATGCTGATTATGGCGATGATTTTGCCACTTGGCTTGGTATCGACGTCCCACGGCGTGAATATGGCTATAGCTATGAGAACAGCGGAATGGTTCGCTTCTCCAGCCCGCTTGGTAAGGGGAAATTCTGCAAGACAGTGAAAGAGGCCAAGGCGAGCTACAAGGCGGCGCTCAAAGCCGCGAAGGCGGACGTCGATTCCTGGGAGGCTATATGACTGATGCTATTGCTAAACCGATCCTCGATATGTGTTGCGGCTCAAAAATGTTCTGGCTCGATAAGCAGGACGCGCGCGTCCTGCTTATCAGCCCGGACGTGATCGCCGACTTCCGCAAACTGCCCTTCGCAGATAACAGTTTCATGCAAGTTGTCTTTGACCCGCCGCACCTCGAGCGGGCAGGAGAAAATGGCTGGATGCGCAAAAAGTATGGTGTCCTTGATAAAAAAACATGGCGCGATGACATCCGCGCCGGGTTCTCCGAAGCATTTCGAGTATTGCGGCCACACGGTACATTGGTTTTTAAATGGAATGAAACGCAAATACCAGTTGCCCAGGTAATCGCGCTGACTGACCAGAAGCCGACCGTTTGGCAGCGCACAGGCAAGGGCGACAAAACTCATTGGATCCTGTTTTTGAAGGGGGCAGCATGATTGACAAAAAAGCAGCAATTGAGGCTTACAAGATTGCCGAACGCAACGCGCACGACACACTTGGCGACCCGGCGGGATACTTGGCGCTCACCGGCCAATGCCCTGTCGCCATGGTAGAACGGCAAGCGCAGCGGCTTGCCGAGTTGTTGAAGCAACTGGATGAGGCAGAGGCGGCTCTGGCAGCCCAGCGCCAGCGGGCTGATGAATGCACCTCATGCGACCGCCACTTTGTCGATGGAATGAAGCAAGGTTGGAATTTTCACGATGCGGGTAACAGCCAAGGGTTCACTGAGTCGATTGAAAGAGTTCAGAAGGATATGCGAGACGGTAAGGTCGCTGGTTGCACGGTAGAAAACAATGAAATGACAAGAAAAACATAAAGATAGTCGAGACTATTAATTTTTATTAATGGTTTAGATCATCAAAAAACGTGAAATTTCTTGAAATAGGCCTCGTTAAAAACTACTGTATGTTCATACAGTCATGGCGGGGCTTGTTGTCATTTTCATGTTTTATTGCTGGTGGTGATCGGTCACGAAGCAAGGACGCATCAAAAACAGGGCTTGTCATTACAAGAGAATTCAAGATGGAAAATCCATTAATAATTAATGATATGCCTTTTATTTTGCCTAAAAACGGCCGAATTCTATTATCGATAACGGATGGCGAAGTCTCATCAGCAGAGATTCTGCGTGATGATATGCATATTGTAACGCTGGCAGCGTTACTCGAGATTGCGGAGCGGGCAGGCTATAAAATCATTGCCCCCGAAATTGATTAACAAAACACAGTAATTCGAGTTATATTTGTCGAGTCAGCTTGAACACCTGACGCCCCGTAAGCTGTTGTGTCACCCACTCTATGTATTGGAGAGCGTGATGGCACAACTATCAATGATAAAGACCGGCCCTGATACGCTGACACCCGCTACGCCGGATGCCAGTGATTTCTTGCGCAATAAAATCAAACTAGGCTCTGTGCTGGTTATTGATTTTAAACAGGCGCGTAACCCAAAATTCCACCGTTTATATTTCGCTCTCCTTAATCTGGGTTTTGAATACTGGACGCCCACTGGTGGCACGATCTCGCCTGAAGAAAAATCCCTTATCCGCGGATATGTCGAACACCTGGCCGAGTTTGCTGGCCACGGTGAAACGCTAAATTCGCTGGCGATTGGTTACCTGCGTAAAGTTCGCGCCCGGCGGGCAGACCGCGTCACGCTTTTAAAATCATTCGATGCTTTCCGGCGCTGGTCAACGATTGAGGCGGGCTATTACACAGAACTGATTATGCCGAATGGCGCGATCATTAAAGAGCCTGTGTCAATTTCATTCGCAAGCATGGATGACACCGAGTTTTCCGAACTCTACAAATCAACACTCAACGTCCTCTGGAATTTCATTCTAAATAAGACCTTTAAATCCCCCGAAGCAGCAGAGAACGCGGCCAACCAACTCTTGAGTTATGCATCATGACAAACCTACGCAAGGCCGCAAAAGGGCGGGAATGCCAGGTCAGGATCCCGGGCGTTTGCAATCAGAACTCAGAAACCACCGTGCTGGCTCATATTAGATTGCCGGGTTTGTGCGGTACCGGCATTAAGCCGCCGGACCTAGTCGCCACGCTGTGTTGCTCTGCATGCCACGATGAATTAGATCGCCGAACGCGCACAGTAGAAGCAAGTTACGCTCATGAGTGCGCACTCGAAGGCATGGCAAGAACGCTCGACATCTGGATCCGAGAGGGCTTTTTAAAATGGTGATGAAATCCTACGAAATCGTTCCAATGGGCAAGCCGCGCATGACCCAGAAGGATAAATGGGCAAAGCGTCCTGCCGTTCTCCGGTACCGGGCATTTAAAGACGAGTGCCGACTGAAAAAAGTCGTAGTGCCAGAAAGCGCAGCGCACATCATTTTCGTGATCCCAATGCCGAGCAGCTGGAGTAAGCAAAAGCGCGCAGAAATGGCGGGCAAGGGCCACCAGCAAAAGCCCGATCTTGATAATTTGCACAAGGCGTTGCTCGACGCTGTATTCGAAGAGGACTCACACGTATTCGATCACCGGGTCAGCAAGATTTGGGGCGTTACCGGGAAAATATTAATTGGTGAAATAGTAATCGGGGAGATCAAGCCATGACACAGCAAGCGTTAGTCGAGTGCCGCCGGTTCTGGCTGCGTCTCCGTTTATTTCGCGCCGCCGGCACAGTGCTGATTGATTACCGGATTATGAAAAATCATGTACGCGTTCTGCTGGCAGCAGGGGAGTTCGGCTTATGAATGATCAGTATCTGCAATACGTGCGTGACAGCCTGGTGCTGGCCACTGCCGATTTCTCTGGGCGAACAAAAGGGCAACTGGTAGCGCTGGTGGAACAACTGCAATACACGAATGACCGATACCCGCGTAAACGCCAGGTTGTGATCGACGAGGTGACGGGCAAAAAGATTACGCTCACCAACCCGCCGGTACCGGGCAAACAAAGCCACGCAAAAGGCACATCGATACCACTTGTGATGGAACTCGAGTTTAGTACCGCTTCATGGCGCCGCGCGCTATCTGTTTTGCCCGAGCAGCAGCTGGCTTGGTTATCATGGTGCTACGGCAATGATCTCAAATGGGCGCATCAGGAAGTTCTCGTTAAGTGGGTGTGGGCAGAGTTCACAGCGCGAAATACTAAGCGGCTAGCTAAAAAGACCGTAGACCGACTCAAGGCTCTTACCTGGTTGGCGGCGCAAGATGTGCGCATGATAATCAGGGGTCTCGATGGTTATCAGTATGGTGACCTTGCGGATATGGTTGGCGTGGATAAATCTACCTGGTCGATAACCTACCAACCCCACTGGGATGTAATTTCGGCGGTTCTTTCATCTCTTGATCGGAATTCTTTAAAGGTCCTTGCGCGAACACGTTCGGAACAAAAGGCAGCAAATTTTCAAGTTGTTCTTGCAGAATCAAACTAAATGGGCTAAATTTAAGCCTGATTTGATAACTTGTCAGAATTATAAAAACCCGCCTAGTGCGGGTTTTCTCATTTACAATGATTTGCAAAAGGCATCTTCGCAGGTTAATGGTTGTATTCCTGTTTTCTTAGAAAATGTATCGTTCCAAAGGTACCAGTCTTTTTGACCATCAACGTCGGTATAAAAGTAAATTAATCCATTGGAATCAGTAATGTACTCAACCGTCGAGCCGCAGATATTTTCAGAACAAAAATATGGAGTCTCTCCAGCATTAACAAGTAAATTAAATGCTTTAGAGGCAGAAATTGGAAATTTTTCATCAAGGAATGAATGCATTTCAATCGACCTTTATCCAGATGATGCCTTCTAAAATTAAAACATATTGTAGTTCTATGAAACTGACAAAAGATAAATCAGCATAAGGCTCACTTCGGTGGGCCTTTTTTATTTCTTTAGTCGGTGCGTCAGGCATAGACAGGTTCATGCCCTAATCCCATGCCACTCGATGGCGCGCCGCCTAAAGAGATAAAACCGCCCTCAATGGAGGACATAAAACAAAGGGAGGGCGCAATGTCCGATCCGGCAACATCCACGGTAATCGCCGCCACGCTAACGGGCGCAACGCTTTTCGGGGCAGTAACACAGACTGATTACGGAATTATATTCGGGGCATTTGCCGGGGCCGTGTATTACGTCGCGACCGCTTCCGATGTGCCGCTATTCAAACGGGCTTGCTATTTCATGACATCGTTCATGGTTGGCGTTCTCGGGGCTGGGATATTTGGTGATCGGCTGGCGAGCTGGACGGGATACAACAAACAGACGCTTGCGCCGCTGGCTGCCGTTATTGTTTCAGCGCTGGCCATCAAATGGCTGGCATGGCTAAACAGTCAATCCCCATCAGATTGGATCGCCCGGTTCAAAGGGGGCGGCAATGGATAAAGCCCTCGTAATCTTGAATGTCTGCCTGTGCGCTTTGATTGCGCTACGCCTGATGTTTTTCCGGAAAGCTGGGGCGCGGCACTGCTGGTGGGCGAGCTGGCTGGCGTATCTGCTTGTGCTGGGATACGGCGGCGTAGTCATCAATTTTCTGTTCGGGCTTTACGTAAACGCTCACCCAATTACACCCATTATCAATTTACTCGTTGCTGCCCTTGTTATTCGCGCCCGCGGCAACGCAGCAAAACTCTTGTCGAGACGAATATGAATCAAACCAAATTCCAACAGGCGGCTGGTATAAGCGCCGGGCTTGCTGCGCTTTGGTTTCCGCATATCAGCGCTGCAATGCAGAAATACGGCATTACGGCAGTAAAAGACCAGGCCATGTTTATCGCCCAGTGCGCTCATGAATCAGATGGGTTCTCGGTAACCACTGAGTCCTTCAATTACTCGATTGCTGGCCTGATTCAAACCTTCGTACCACAGCGCCTCACGATGGATCAGGCCAAAATGCTGGGACGGTCGAATAACGAAAAAGTCGTGCCCGCAGACCGCCAGGCAGCTATCGCGAACCTGGTCTATTACCAGCGTTTTGGCAACAAATTGCGGGACGACGGCTGGAAATTCCGAGGGCGGGGGCTGATTCAGACGACGTTCCTTGATAATTACATGGCCACTGGCAAGGCCATTGGTATCGAGCTGGTGTCCACGCCGGAATTGCTCGAGCAGCCATCTAATGCCGCACTATCCGCTGCATGGTTCTACACGTCTCGCGGCTGCCTGCGCTACTCGGGCAATGTCGCAGTAATTAGCCGGATGATCAACGGCGGTAATAACGGTCTGCAAGACAGAACGGCGCGCTATCAAGTTGCGCTCAAAGCCCTGACCGCCTGAAAGGATCCTCAAATGAACCTGTTCAAGCAAATTTTCTCTTTATTTACCCCATCACAGAAGGTTACCGAGATGACTATCCAATCAGCTACCAGCGCTGGACTCACTGCCGCAGGCGCAGCGGTTCAATCAGCGCAAAGTATTGCTACCGAAGTTGCACAAACCGCAGCTGCACTATCAACCGTTATCCCTGTTGCCGCGCCTGTCGCCGCCGCAGCGGAAACCGTGTCAAACACCATCACCGCAGTAGAAGCGGCAGTGCCGGCAGTCGAAAGCGTTCTGTCTGCTCTGCTGCCACTGCTTCACGCCGCTGGCCACGAAATTGGGGCAGAGTGGGAAAGTCTGGTCGCCGCTGCTAAAACCCTGGCTAAATAAGGAAAGACAGAATGTCTATGATCACTCTCACCCAGGCATCTAACAGCATTTTGGCTGATGGTGTAAAAGCTGCCCAACTGCAGGTTAACGTTTTTGCTGATGCAGTTGGCACCCCAGAGCCAGGTGTGCTTGTCATCTTGTCTGCTGATGCAGCCTTGGCATTCAGCGAAACACACCTGACCACCGGCCAGGATGGCTCCGCTACCGCAACGCTGACAACTACCCAGCCTGGTACTTACCCGGTTACCGCGACACTGGCCGATGGCGCTACCGTTACAAATTCGGTTACGTTCCTGGCTGTACCCGACGCTGCGAATATTGAGCCAACCGCACAGGTACCCACTCAAGCGGCTACCGACGTGCTTACCTCTGGCGTTAAGGATTTGGTGGGTAGCCTGCGCGCCGGTATTGAAGACCTTGAAAAAGTCATTGATACAGTGAGTGCGGTAGGTTTGCTGCCGGTTGAAGAACTGGAAGCCCTGGGCAAAAAGCTGTTCGCGGGGTTGCTGCAAAAGTTTCAGTAAACGGCATTACAGGTGGCTTTCATTGAGAGCCATCGATAATGATTTTTACTGTAAATCTGTATGATTAGACGCCATAATTATTGTGTCCATCTTCAATAAGGCGGTAAAAATGAAAATTATAGGTATAGACAAAGACAAAAGTAGCCTCAGTGAGGGAAATGAAAACAGATACTTAATACTTGATAAACATCTTCCCACCGGGTGGGTGTCATGTTTTGAGGACGCGTATCGTAATTACTTTTCACCTTACAAGTGCGAAGTACATTTTAAGAATGGTTATCTTGTCGTCAAATGCGGCTTGAGTGAATTACAAGACCAAATTTTCACTTTGAATGATTGGTGCGATACCGCTGATAAAAAATTCGATGAAAAACTGCAAAAATCATTGGAGATGCTTCGAGCGACTAATCTTGAGCAAGAAGCAAAGGGCACAAGCGCACTAGAAGTATTCAGTAAACTTAAATTCTAACGCCGAAACTGTCTACACCCCCTAAAGTTGGACACCTAACTATAGGGGGTTATAGCCGTCACTATGAGTAACTCTGTAGTGATAGAATTGATGGTTATTTAGACATATGGAAACAATTATCTAAACCTTCAGCAGTTAAACGCACCGAATAAACTTGCAGGTTGTATTCCTTGTATTCCCCTGAGTACTCATATTCTGCATGAATTTGTCCTTTTTCATGCAGGTAGATTAAAGTGCCATAAAACTCATCGACACCCATAATTTTCATGAGCTCTTGTGTCTTCTCGATTGGTAGATGGTAAGGATAGACCTCCTCGCAAGCCAGAAGTATTATTTTTCGTTTAGCTAGGTCGATTTTCATACTTTCCCTTTTAGATTGACATTGTGCTGGTAACTATCGTTTTTGGGTATTACGAGGAAATTATATCCTTGTGAATATTCTAAGCTATGGCATTTTTCACCTATTTGACAGGACATCTGAAAATAGTAGTGGTTTTTTATTTGGTAATAATAATCTCATCAAGCTCGTAGGGACATCATGTCAAAGCTAAACCTTGAAATTCTCCCGCCCTCCAATCATGACATTAATGCAGTATTCGCAGAGATTGAGCGTAAGTATTCAGATAAACGCGCCACGCCCGACACCATTACTGAAATGGAGCGAGAGGCTGCGCGACTCATTCGCCGACTGGTCACCACGAAAGTGACATTCGTTAAATAAATGCCGGAGGCTCTATGGCAAAGAACACGGATTGGGGAGGTATCAAGCGTGACTATCTATCGCGCCTGCTCTCGATCCGGGAGATAGCCAAGAAATACGGTGTAAACGATAAGACAATCAGGCTGCGCCGCGATGCGGATAAATGGGACGATGAACGCGCGGAGATTCCGCAAGTAGTCCGCAGTGCGGAAAATGCGGATGTTGTTGAAAATACTAACGTACGTCCTTCCAAACCTGCTGAAAATTCCGCAGCCGAAGCGCAAGAATCCGCGTTAGTTTTGAAACCGCAATGGGAGCTTTTTGCGCAGAACGTAGCGGAGGGAATGCCGCTGAAAGATGCCGCAATTTGTGCCGGGTATTCGCCAACACGCGCTGACGCACAGTCCTCCGATCTCTGGAGGCGTCCAGCTATCCGGGCGAGGGTAAAAGAGCTGCGACAGGAAACCGCACAATTGGTTTCATTCAACGCCCGGCACCTGGCTGAGATTTCCTACAATACAGCGAAGGAAGCGAGAACTGCTGGCAAATATGGGCAGGTCGCCCCCAACATTAAGAACGCTGCGTTACTGACTGGCATTGATGTTGCCGGTAAGTCTGACCTTAATGTTGATCTCGCTGGTCTGAGTTACGGCAAAGTTTGTATTGTCACCCCGGCTAATTGCCCCGCTGATGTTTGGGCGTCTCATATGGAGAAGCTCCGCGAGGGAAAATCGATAGCCCAGTCATAATTGACGGTGTTCTGTACGCCTTTAGTAGTGACTGGGCGACAGATATTTTATACGACAGTGCCATGGGGGCCGCTCGCTGGCGCTGGATGTACGGTGGTCGTGGTGGCGGCAAGTCAGTCGAGATTGCCAGGGCGCTGGTGCTGCTCGGCGCTCAAAGCAAAATGACCATCCTCTGCGCCCGAGAGTTTCAGAACTCTATCAGTGATTCAGTATTGGCGTTGCTCGAGTCAGAAATTTATCACCTTGGGCTATCGCATTTCTTCAAGGTTAAGAATAACGAGATAGAAGGCCGTAACGGCACCCGGTTTGTGTTCAAGGGGCTGCGCAATAACATCAACAGCATTAAGTCCATGTTCGGGATCAAGCTGTGCTGGGTGGAAGAAGCGCAAACAGTGTCACAGGATAGCTGGGATATTCTTTCCCCGACCATCCGAGAAAATAATTCTGAAGTATGGGTCAGCTTTAACCCTAGGGAGGCTACCGACCCCACGTACGCCATGATGAAACGACATGAAGAAGACCCGCCAGACGGTGGGGCGCTCATTCGTCAAATCAACTACCACGACAATGCCTTCTTTCCCGACGTGCTCAAGCAAGAAATGGAGTACTGCAAGCGCATTGATTACGAGGCTTACGAGCATATCTGGCTCGGACTGCCGAGGGCGCTCAGTGAGGCGGTTATCTTCTCTGGTAAGTATCGTGTTGAAGCGTTCGCCGACGATCTGTACTTACAAGCTGACCGTTTGTTTTACGGGGCTGACTTCGGCTTCTCGCAAGACCCTTCTACGCTAATACGCTGCTTCATGATTGGTAACACGCTTTATATCGAGTATGAAGCGTACGGGATTGGTGTTGAACTGGTTGAAATGGCGCAGTTCTATGACTCCATTCCCGAGGTGCGCAAGTGGCCAATCCACGGCGATAACAGCCGACCGGAAACTATCAGTTATATCAGTCAGCAAGGTTTCAATATTGACGCCGCGTCTAAATGGCCTGGCAGCGTTGAGGACGGCATTACCTACCTTCGCAGTTTTGAGACCATCGTGATCCATGAGCGATGTAAGCACATGGTTGATGAGGCGCGTTTGTACTCCTATAAAACCGACCGTATGACAGGGGAAATTCTTCCAATCATCGTCGATAAGCATAACCACTGCTGGGACGCCGTCCGCTATGCGCTTGATGGTTATATTACCAGCGAAGATGGTCTTGGCACGTGGGCGGCACTTGGTCGGAAATAAACACCCAGAAATAGCAACTTCATTGCTTAAAAACGTTATGCAAAATCACCCCTGTTTTATGCACGATTTATGCAGTGCTTTTTGTGCTGTTTCCAAGGGAAGTTTGCCATAAATAACGGGTTCGCAGGGTTACGGCCACAGGTGGTCTCGGCGCGATACGGTTAACAGTCATTATGTTAAAAAGTCCTCAAATTCTTCAAAAATAGCGAGTGAACCATGGCCCGTAAAAATCGCCGTTCTGGCGTACAGAAACCCGTACGCACGGCTGACGGGTACAATAATTTCAGCGCGAAGATTGGCAATAACACACAGAATATTCAGTCCGGCGGCACGTATCTGCCCGGCTATATCTCTCGCAACAGAGTGCTTCTGGAATTTGCCTACCGGTCATCATTTCTGGTCGGTGCGGCGGTTGATGTTGTCGCGGATGATATGACCCGCAAGGGGATCACTATCAGTGCCAAAATGAAACCAGGCGAAAAAGGCGAACTTGAGGAGTTTTGGGATGATACCGCGATATGGGACGAACTGAATAACACCATAAAATGGTCAAGGCTGTACGGTGGTGCGCTGCTGGTGGTTCAGATAGAAGGGCAGGATGTCTCCACACCTCTCAACATAGACACAATCAAGCAAGGGCAATTCAAAGGGGTAATGACCCTCGACCGCTGGATGGTCACCCCTTCATACAGTGAATTGGTCGAAGAGCTTGGCCCGCATTTTGGGAAGCCAAAATACTACCAGGTCGTCATTAACCAGAAAGGTGTACCCCATTGGAAAATACACCACTCACGCTGTGTTCGCATGGATGGCGACACTCTGCCTTTCCAACAGGCCCAAACCGAGAACGGCTGGGGGATGTCGGTCGTAGAGCGAATTTTCGAGCGCATACAGGCGTTTGATACTGCTACGTCCGGCACTACCCAACTGATCCACAAAGCGCACCTGCGCACATACAGCATTGAAGGATTGAGGAAAATACTGGCAGCGGGCGGTCCGATGAAAGAAGGACTAATGAAGCATCTCGATATGATCCGAGAGTTTCAGACCATCGAAGGTATGACCCTTATGGATAGGACTGATGAATTTCAGACGCACAGTTATTCTTTTGCCGGGATTGCAGATGTAATGCTCCGGTTTGCCGAACAGGTTTCCGGTGCGACTGGCATCCCTCTGGTACGGCTGTTTGGCCAGTCGCCAGCCGGATTTAGTACCGGTGACGGTGATCTGGAGAATTATTACAGCAGGGTAAACTCTCTTCAGGAGCGCCGCCTGCGCCGCTCAATTCGCTGGCTGTTGGATATCTCCCATCGCTCACTTTTTGGGGCTGCGTTGCCCAAAGGCTTCACTTTCGAGTTTAACAAGCTGTGGGAAATGTCAGATACCGATCGCGGCAACCTGGCCAACAGTATGGCCAGTGCCATCGGCACCTTGTTTGACCGTAGCCTAATCCCTGTTCATGCCGCGATGGCCGATATACGAAACATGGCTGACTTAACGGGCATTGGTGGAGCAATAACAGATGAGGACATCCAAAAAGCGCAGGATGAGTGGGAGGCGAATGAATCTGAAACCAGCCCTCCGCCGCCGTTCCGAGACCCAATATCAGAAAAGCCTACTGGCGATAGCGAACCAGATAGGGGAGATCGTAACTGGTTCGTACGATGGATCAGAGGCCAGCGCAAATAAGTCTGCCATTCAGCTTATTGACTACTCCGAAATGTTATCCGGCTGGTCACGCATGATTGGCGATCGCATGTTCTCCCAAGTGGAGAGGGAAGAATGGTCACAGTGGCGCGACGTCTCCGAAGAGATTTCTGACGAGCTTCGCCGCGTTATGGAGATCACCCCTGTTGGCCAGGTAGCGCAAGATATCGTCTATCGGCAAATCCAGTGCATGAAGTCACTTCCGCTTGAGGCTGCATCCCGCGTCAGGGATATCCAGACCCGAGCCATTGAGGCGATGGTGAGCGGCGAACGGCCTGATGCGCTGTATGACATGATCATGCAGTCTGGCGATGTTGCTGCCAGCCGGGCAAAGATGATTGCCCGCACGGAGATCGGGCGAGCAACAGGCGCACTAACACAAGCCCGTGCGTTGTCAGTCGGCTCTGAGGGTTACTGGTGGCGTATAGAAGGTGCCGGTACGCGGCCATCACACTTCAAAATGCGCAATAAATTCGTGTACTGGCGCGACCCACCCACACTGGACGGCATGATAGGTCACGCTGGCTGCTTGCCAAACTGCAAATGCTGGCCTGAAGTTGATATCCCCGCCGCAGGAAAGTAATAAAAATAGTGGTCAGAACGCATATTTTGCGCGAACACCAATACTGCTCGATTGTTAATAAAATGTTGTCTGCGTGAAAGGGCATAAATCTGCCCTTTAGCGTCAACTTTTACGCGTTACAACGGCTATTTTCTTCGAGTGCTACACCGCCGGTGCGTGAAAGGATGCTTATGTTAAAAAGTCCCAAATCCGGCGCAATTATTCCGTTGCCGAGAGTGCCCCATGAAACCCACATAAGCTGCCATTGAGCAGCTTTTTTATTGCTCGCAGGTACCCATGAAATACTTCTTTACGACTCGCCTGGGGGAAACCCGTTTCCTTCAGGCCGATGGCTCACTGCTTTGCAAAGACGTACCGATCGCCCGAACGGGCACGCAAATTTATCTTCCAGAAGAGATTGATCTCGAGGCTGATAGCAGCGGCACCGTGACCGTTCATCGAATGGAGGATGAGGTTTTCTCTCCAGAAACAATGGCCAGCTTTGAGGGAGCCGCGGTCACGCTGGGTCACCCGGAAGATAGCGAAGGCAACATCCGTTTCGTTAACCCCGGCAATTATGCCGAGCTGGCCCATGGTCATATTCAAAATGTCAGGCGGGGTTCTGGCGAGCAATCAAACCTCTTGCTTGCTGATGTCCTTGTTAAACGACAGGAAGCGATCGACGCCATTAATGCCGGGTTAACCGATGTGAGTTGCGGGTATGACGCGCTCTATAAGCAGTTGGCACCCGGCAAAGGCAAGCAATACCAAATCACAGGAAACCATCTGGCCGTTGGCATAGAAAAAGGTCGGGCGGGTTCCCGCTGTGCAATCGGGGATTCAGCCCCAACTCTACCCAAAAGAAAGGAGAAGCCTGCGATGTCATGGCTAAAGAAACTGGCGACCGCCATCAAGACGAAAGATGAAGATGCGCTACAGAAGCTTATCGATGAAGCACCTGATATGCCTTCTGATGGCTTACCTGCTGTGCCAGGCGTCACCATCAACATGAACCAGCCCGCCCAGGCTACGGCCCTCCCAGCTGAGCAGAAAACGACTGTTGATGATGACCCGAATAAGAAAACCGGCGATAACGAGGAAGATATGCCCGAATGGGCCAAGGCTCTCGTTGCTCGACTGGACAAACTGGAGGGCAAGACTGCTGATGCTGACAGCAATCCAGATGATGCAGAGGAAGACGCAAAGGTAACCGCTGATGCAGCATTCCGCCGCAACATCATTTCAGACGCTGAAATTATCGCGCCTGGCTTCAAGCCAACGGGTGATAAGGGTATCAAGCGCCAGGTGCTTCAGCATGCATTGAAAAAAGGAGACAGCCTGTCCGCCTTTGGTGTGCCTGATTTTACCAAAACACCCAAAGCCACAGTTGACGCCATTTTCAGGGCTGCCGTTGAGGTGAATAAGGCAAAAAATCAACTCAAGCCTGGTCCTATCAAAACCGGCGACTCTTCCCGCAGACCTACACCCGCTGATCTGAATAAACAGTTCCGCGACCATTGGAAACGCAACTAAAAGGTAATTAACCATGGGTGGTACCGCTTATTTAACTCGCATGCCTCTTGGCATTGCGGGCGCAGTGACTCGTCCCCACGATCTGACCATTGAGCCAGAAAATCTCGATCCCGCCAATCTGTTTTCAAGTTATGGATTGGCAGGAAAATACAGCAACAACAAGTTTGTACCTCTTGTCGCTGGTGACGCTATTAATGCCGTCGTGGGTATTTTAGTTCGTCCATACCCAACCCATTCTCAGGCTGATGCAGCCTATCTGGGAGTAACCACCACACAAATCGCGGATAAGCTTTCTCGTGGTTATATCTGTGTGCTGGTGGGTGCTGACGCCTCTACTGCCAAAAAAGGTGATCCGGTCTATGTGCGCGTAGCCGCCGGAACGACTGCAAGCCCGATTGGTTCTTTTGTCTTAACGCCAGACGCAACCGCAACCAATACGCCACAACTGACCAGTGCCACCGTTATGGGGCCTGGTGATGCTGCTGGTCGCGTCGAAATTGCCTACAACATTTAAGGAATGATGAATGTTTACCATCGACAAAGCCACCGCTGACGCCGCAGGCGTGTTTCTGGTCGGCGAATTAGAACGCCTTGATCAGACATTAAATCTGCCGCTTGTTTCCTACAAATGGTCGCGTGACATGCCGTTGCGCAGTGACGTATCCATGGGGGACGAGTTCTCTTCTTACACCAACACAGATTTTGCTGCTGTGGGTGGTATTAACCCGAACGGCATTAACTGGATTGGCAAAAATTCCACTGCGGTACCGGGTGTCAACATCAGTATTGATAAGACGCCGCAGGAACTTCGCCTGTGGGGTAATGAACTGTCCTGGACCGTTACTGAACTGGCATCCGCTGCACAAGTCGGTCGGCCAATTGATGCGCAAAAGTACGAAGTAATGCGCATGAAATGGAATATGGACGTTGACCAGGTTGTCTACATCGGTGACCCAGACTCAGGGTTTGGCGGCATGCTCAATTTGACGGGGATCACCCCGATCGCCGCTCCCGGTGCCTGGAATGCCACAACCGATCCGGACGTTATCGTTCAGGACATCAACGCCGTGCTGATTGATGCCTGGTTGCGTTCTGGTTACGCCGTATGTCCGGGGAAGATTGGATTAGCGCCTGAATTATTCGGCCTGCTGTCCAGCAAAAAAGTTTCTTCGGCGGGCAATATCTCCGTACTGGAATACGTGAAAATCAACACGATTGCCTTCCAGGAGAATGGAGAACCGCTGGAAATTGTGTCCATGAAATGGGCGTCTAAACGCGGGGTCGGTGGTGCTCATCGCATTATCGCCTACACGCAGGATGAGCAGTACATGCGCTTCCCGCTGGTTCCGCTGCTCAATACTCCCCTTGAGTTCCGCAGCCTGTTCCAACTGACTACTTACTACGGTCGTCTGGGGCAAGTTGAAACGCCATACCTGAATACCATTTCCTACCTGGATGTCCCGGCATCCTAATCAAAGGCGGGGAAACCCGCCCTGTTTCGAGGTTTGCATGAAACGATACATTATCAGCGGCCCGGCGACGCTTAGCTTTGCTGACGGCCGTCGCGTGGCTTTGGAAGCCGGTATCCACTCTCATCCTGATGATGTGGCCGCTCACTGGGCGTTCAAACATCACGCGCAGGCGTTAGATGAAACCCAAAGCGAAGATGCTCCGGTTGCAGGTGAAAACCAGCAGGATGACACCGGTGCTAAGCTCCCGGGTGTAGATGGCGAGAAGGATAAGGGGAATGGCAAAAAATAGCTTTCTCCCTACCATCCAGCAGTTTCGCAATGACTTCTCCGAGTTTTCTGACGCCACTCGATATCCAGACAGTGCAATAACTTTCTATCTCACCCAGGCAGACAACCTTTTGGATCAGGCTGTCTTTGGTGACCAGTTTGTTTATCTGGCTGAATTATTCATTGCGCATTACACCGAATTGCGGGGGCGGCGCATTGCTCAAGCCGCGATTGGCGGGGTGAATTCGTCTGGCGGTGGGGTATTGACATCCAAATCGGTGGATAAGGTCAGCGCCAGCTATGACGTGTCGGGGATCGTAAATCCTGATGCAGGGTTTTGGAACAATACCGACTATGGCCGCGAGTTTTATTGGTGGTGGAGCATGGCCGGTGCTGGTGGAAGGCAACTGTTATGAAAAGCGGGGTGACGGTCAATATTGATAATGCAGCGTCAATTCTTGAGTCGATTAAAAAACTCAGTGGTATGGATGTGCTGGTGGGTATCCCCGCTGACAAAGCATCCCGAGATGACGGTTCAAAGCTGAATAACGCTGAAATCGGGTACCTGCAATCAACAGGGGCAACGATAAGTATTGATGGAACAACCGTCACTCTGGTTCCGCGCCCATTTCTTGATATGGGGATCGAGAATACAAAACCCCGCACTGTCGAGTATTTGAAAGCCGCAGCACTGGCTGCGATAGAAGGGAACGCCGAAACCGCCATGAGGGAATTAGACCGCGCTGGGCAAATTGCCCGTGATGGCGCCAAGTCGGTTATCTCAGATGGCGATCAGCTTCATCCATTATCAGAAAAAACCCTCGAGAAACGGCGAGCGCAGGGAATACCCGGTATTAAGCCGCTGTATGCCCACGGCTATTTATTGCGCTCAATAACCTATGTGGTAAGGAGCCAATAGTGCCCTTTTTGGATGTTACAGAAATACTCCTTGATCCTGATTTTGTTGATACCACGCTGGTCTGTCACCGCAATACCCAAACGATGGATGCCGATAATTTTGCTGTTAACACACCCAGCGATATTCCGTTTTCTGGCGTTGTGACCGTTGACCGCTCGCTTGAAGCCAAGCGAATGGCCGCCGGCCAGAACATTAACGGGGCAATCCTCATCGTGACGCAGTTTAGACTCACGCAGGGACAGCCAGGGCTTGACGCTGACGTGGTTACTTATCACGGACGCGAATATCGAGTGACGTTTGTTGACCCCTACACCGCGTATGGCTCTGGATTTGTCCAGGCGCATTGCGAGCTGTTGGACTTTGATGGAGGAACACCCGTTGAGTAATGACTCCACCACTGCGGGATACCTGACGCCGGTTGGCGGCGTGCCGGCTTACGATCAGGAACTGGAGAAGGAAATCAGTCGTTGGATCAGAGGCGTGACGGGAATAGCCACCAGCCTGGTCTATCCCCGCTGGACTGACCCGCAGCCGCAGATACCGAAAAACGGCACTACATGGTGCGAATTCGGCATAACCACGCTGCCAGGCACAGCGTCCCCGGCAAACATTCAGATTTCAGATGAGCAGTCGGAGCAGTGGACATGGGAGCAGGTGAGTGTCATTTGCTGCTTTTACGGTCCGCAGGGTGCCAGCGTGGCCACACTTTTCCGTGCCGGACTTTACGTCGAACAGAACAATGCAGAGTTAAACCGCTCCGGGTTGTCGCTGGTGGATGTCGGGACAATCTACAACTTGCCAGAACTCATCAATAACCAGTGGGTTCGGCGCTATGACATCACCGTCACCCTTTCACGTAAAAACGTCCGCACCTACGGCATTAAAACGATTCTCGAACCCAATTCTATTATTAACACCGGAGATTAACTCTCATGCCTGGATTATCCGTCAGTCGCATTGCTAATGTGACCGTGACCCTATCCGCCAAGGCAGCGCAGGGGCGCAATTTTGGCTCCATGCTGATCCTCGGCACATCCACTGTCATTCCCATCTCTGAGCGTCTTCGTATTTATGAAAGCCCCGATGATATCGGCACTGACTTTGGCGTCACCAGTGAAGAATACAAAGCGGCTGTGGTCTGGTTCTCGCAGTCGCCGCAACCGACTCAGGTGTATGTCGGGCGCTGGGTGAAAACGCTGGAAACGGCTGAATCCGGCACAGTCGAAACGCTGTTGCAAGCCGTCAATACATTGCTGGGGTACAACTCCTGGTACGGCTTACATCTCGCTGACTCTGTTGATCCGGCGACTGCCGATATGGTCAGCGTGGCGTCGGCGCTACAGTCTGCTACCGTTTCCCGTATTCTGGCGTACACCACGCAAGATGTTGAGGTTATGGACGCAGCATCAACCACTGACCTGCCTTATTTGCTGAAAGCAGCTTCATACGGACGGGTATTCGGCCAATATTCATCTTCCAGTCGTTACGCTGCGCTGTCCGCATTCGGTCGTGCGTTCACTGTCGATTTCACCGGTAATAACACCACCATCACTCTGAAGTTTAAGCAGGAGCCTGGGATCACCTACGAAACGCTGACGCCGCCTCAGGCAGATGCTCTGGAGGCAAAAAACTGCAACGTCTATGTGTTGTATAACAATGACACCGCGATCCTCGAACAGGGCGTAATGGCTAATGGCGACTTCTTTGACGAACGCCATGGGCTTGACTGGCTTCAGAATGCGGTTCAAACGACGGACTACAACACGCTGTACACCTCAACGACTAAAATCCCGCAAACCGACACCGGTACCACCACCCGTATGGCGGCCATTGAGTTGGCACTGTCACAGGCAGTGAAAAATGGTCTGTTTGCCCCGGGGAAATGGACGGGAGGTCCAATCGGTCAGCTCAGCACTAACGATTACCTGACCAAAGGTTATTACCTGTATGCCGACAGCGTGGATAACCAACTGCAGGCAGATCGTGAAAAACGCCAAGCCGTACCAATTCAGGTGGCGGGTAAATTAGCGGGCGCTGTTCACTACGCCTCTGTTGCAATCACCGTGGTCCGTTAAGGAGGGAACATGTCTACTTATTCTTTTATGGACGTTTCGGCGTCCCTCTCCGGCGTGACCGGCATTGTGGATCTGGGCTACGGCTCGGCTAACGCCGATGAAGGTATCACCATCACGATGGCCGAAGCGAAAAACACCATGACGGTGGGCGCTGATGGTGAAGTAATGCACAGCCTTCACGCAGGGAAAAGCGGCACTATCAGCGTTGTTCTGCTGAAAACATCGCCGGTAAACAAAAAGCTGTCGTTGATGTACAACGCACAGAGCCTGTCGTCTGCTGCATGGGGGAATAACGTGATTGTTGTCCGTAACAAAGCGTCCGGCGATCTGGGTACAGCACGTTCAGTGGCATTTCAGAAGCAGCCGGACCACTCAAACGCCAAAGTCGGCAATACCGTTACTTGGGTATTTGACTGCGGCAAAATCGATGAAGTTCTCGGGGAGTTTTAACCGATGGAATTTGAAATTAAAGGCAATGCCTATCGAATCGCCAAACTGAGCGTATTTGACCAGTTCAAAGTCTCGCGCAAGCTGCTTCCAGTTCTCTCCGGGATGCTATCAGACTTTCAGGCCATCAAGACGCTGGCAGCTAAAAAGGACTCGGCCAGCATCATGGAAAAAGTGCTGCCGAAAATTGCCCAGTCTCTTTCTGATTTGAGTGATGAAGATGCCAACGCAGTAATTTTCCCGTGTCTGGCTGTGGCTGCGAGAAAGCACATGAAAAGCTGGGCGCCGGTGATGCAGGGTGACGAACTGGCGTTTGACGACATGGACATGTTCGACATGCTTCAGATCGTAGGTCGCGTGGTGGGCGACTCGCTTGGAAATTTTTTGCGAGAACTCCCTACAACGCCGACGCCGGAGGGGCTGGGGGAATAACGCTCAATTCATTACCCGATAACCTGGATTACATCCTGCGCCCGGCCAAGGCCTTTCAGCTCGATATGAAGGACCTGAAATCTGGCGCGATTGATCTGTGTGATATCGCAATGATGAATGACTTCCTGCAAATGGAAAACGACAACGAAGCGCGTATAGCGAAGTGGAGAGCAGACAATGAACGCTGAAACAATTAAAGAATTTCTGATCTCCCTCGGTTTTGCCGTTGATGATGCCGGTGCGAAAAAATTCGATGCCGTGATCGCGGGCGTTACAGCTAACGTGTTCAAAATGGCGGCCACAGTGGAGGGGGCGGCAGGTGCTGTTATGCTGTTTACCACCCAGGTTGCCGCCGGGCTGGATAATTTGTATTGGGCGTCTCAGCGTACGGGGGCCAGCGTCGCGGGGATAAAAGCGCTGGGGTATGCGGCGTCACAGACGGGATCAAGTGCGGAGGCCGCGAAGGGTTCTCTTGAAAACCTTTCGCGGTTTATGCGAAATAGCCCAGGAGCCGAGGGTTACCTTAATCGTCTGGGAGTGCAGACGCGTGACGCCAGCGGCAATATGCGCGATATGTCTGCTGTATTCACCGGCGTTGGCCAGCAGCTCAGCAAAATGCCTTATTACCGAGCCAATCAGTTTGCGCAGATGCTCGGCATTGACGAAAACACGCTGATGGCCATGCGCCGGGGTCTGGCTGGATTTAACGCTGATTATTCGGCCATGAGCAAGGCTATCGGCTACAACGCTGACCAGGCAGCGGTCGGCTCCAACAAATTCATGACATCGCTTCGTGGTTTCAGTGCAATGGCGGGCATGGCGCGGGATAAAATCGGGTCTAACCTGGCAAACGGCCTGGCTGGCTCAATCGATAATCTTCGCAAACAAATCCTCGATAATTTCCCGAAAATTGAGGAAACCATAACGCGTGGTGTTAAAGGCCTTCTCTGG